GCGAAAATGAACCTCTGCTATGCCATGGGCTTTCACCGGGTAGGCTGCATAGGTTGCCCGATGGCAGGCAATAACCGCTATGTTGAATTTCGACAATGGCCCAAATTTGAAAATCTGTACCGCAAAGCCTTTGCCCGGATGCTGGAGACTCGCAAGGCCAAAGGAAAAGACAGTCAGTGGCAGACTGCCGATGACGTTTTCCGTTGGTGGATGGAGGACAAAAATCTGGACGGGCAGATAGACCTTTTTGGAAATGAGATCGGAGGTATATACAATGAAACCTAAACCATGCCCCTTTTGCGGGGGAGAAGCAGAGGAAATACGTTCAGCTAGTCTTTTTTTGGTACAAGTGCAAAAAATGCAACGCTGAATCTGAAGCAGACGGCGAACCTCAAAAAGCTATAGAGAATTGGAATCGCCGTTATGAGCCACCTAACAAACCGCTGGCTTTAGATGAGTTACGGCAGATGGACGGAGAGCCGATGTGGGTAAAGTTCTTGAACCAAGCTGAAAAAGGTGAATACCGAATTATTCGCTCCTTTAGCAATAACAATGCCATTTACTTTGAGAACTACAACAAAGAATTTGGCCCTTACGCTTCCTTGTATTTAGGGCATTACGGCAAGACTTGGCTGGCCTACCGCCGCAGGCCAGAGGAGGGAATAACGTGAACAAAATAAAATCAATTCATTTTCCACCGCCTATTGCGGATGAAATGGTGTGCGCCATACTGGATGGCCGCAAGACGGTGACACGGCGGGCGGTGAAGCTTAAATATAGCAATACCCATTTAGAAATGCGCACAGACAAATATGGTACACGGCTCATCGAATTGCAGACTGAAGAACTTGGAGTAACAACAGTCAAAAATGCAGATGGAACTATTACGCACCGTCTCTTAGCAGCAGAAGAAAAAACATCGCCCTATTCTCCCTACAACATCCTGTATGTGCGGGAGACATGGGCCGTAAACAACATCACGCCGCATGCCCCGGAGTGGAACTATAAAGCGGATTATGATTGCAACATTAAACCTTACTGCAACTGGAAGTGGCACTCCTCCATCTGCATGCCCAAAGAGGCCGCACGGCTGTTTTTGCGGGTGACGGATGTAAGGGTGGAGAGATTGCAGAGCGAACGGATTTTATTACATTTGGGACAGCACTATAAAACCAAAAGAACGCTCTATATACGGCTGGGATGCCAATCCGTGGGTATGGGTTATTGAGTTTGAGAGGATAAGCAAAGAAGAGGCACAAAATAAGTCAAAGGAGTGAGAACATGTATGTAAATCCTTTTGTAGCAGGCATTTTAGCTACTGTGCTTTTTGAAACGCTGCTAATTGTCGGATTTGCTATAGTGTTTGCGTATAGGAACAAAAAGAAGTGAGGTGATAAAATGCCAGAGGATTTCCCTACAAGGCTGCGCACGTTACGAGAAAAAGAGCATAAAAGCCAGAGGGTAGTTTCAGAATTGTGCGGACTGCACCCGGGGGCCATACGCCGCTACGAACGGCGTGAAAGCCAGCCTTCTATCGAATCTCTGGCAGCAATCGCAGATTATTTTCAAGTTTCTGTGGATTACCTGATAGGGCGAACGGAAAAATAAATTTTTTTGAAAAGTGAGCCTTGTAAGGCTCACCGGGAAATTTAATTCTGGTAAAATGGAGTCATAGCCAGTGGACAATCTGGTATTTCCTCCTTCGGATGCCGTGTCTGGCTTTAGCTGGGCGCGGTTTCGTTTTTTAGTTGAAAAGGTGGTAGTATGGCTGCAAGGCTGACAGATAAGCAGAAAAAGAAAATAATAGCAGACTATACAGCCGTGGAGAGCTACAATGCCGTTGCGAGGATGAACGGGGTTTCAAAGGATTCCGTTAGGCGAGTTGTCCAAAATTGCGCGGGCTTCGACCAGATTGCGAAACAGAAAAAAGAGCAGAATACCGCAGACATCATTGCCTACATGGAGAGCCAGCGGGACGATGTTTGCGCGTTCCTTGGGCAGGCGATGGAGCAACTTAAAAACCCAGAGAAGCTAGCAAAAGCACAGTTACAGCAAATTGCCACAACAATGGCTATTATTATAGATAAGTATACCGCTATCAACGGCGGGCCAGTTGATATGCTGGAAGAGGACGATTTGAGCCGCAGTTTGCGGGAAATGGGGAAGGAGCTGGAGAGCGATGAATAAAAAGGTGCTTTGCCCTTATTGCGGGGCAGAGATGATACACACAGAGCCGCATTTGCATACCAAGCCAAACGGAATCGGCTGCATGATACAATGCCATTACTATTGCACAGCGTGTCATTCTTGTGCGCCATGGGCTGATATAGAGTATTGCGAATCCGACGATGAGGTTATTAATGCGGCATATAAAATCGCTCTTAAGAGAGTATGATTAGCCCCAAGCAAAAGAAAATCCTTGCCTTTCCCTACTTCAAATACAGTGCCCTCATCTGCGACGGCGCTGTGCGTTCCGGTAAGACCTCCCTCATGACTGTGGCCTTTATTGACTGGGCCATGAGAGAGTTCAGCGGTCAGCGCTTTGGCATATGCGGGAAGACAGTGGGGAGCGCTACAGAGAACATCGTCAAGCCCTATATGCTCATGTCCTACGCCCGAAAGCGTTACACTATGAAGTGGCGGCGCTCTGATAAGATTCTAGAAGTCCGGCGCGGCCCGGTGGTCAATTGGTTTGAAGTGTTCGGCGGCAGGGACGAAAGCTCCTATATGCTGATACAGGGCCGCACGCTGGCTGGGGTTCTGCTTGACGAGGTCGTCCTTATGCCAGAGAGCTTCGTTAACCAGGCTCTTGCACGGTGCAGTGTGAACGGCGCAAAGCTCTGGTTTTCCTGCAATCCGGGCAATCCAAGCCACTGGTTCTATGAGGACTGGATTAAACGCCATGAGGAACGCAATGCCCTCTACCTTCATTTTTCCATGGAGGACAATCCGGGATTGAGTAAGGAAACCTTGGAACGCTATAAATCCATGTACGAGGGTTTTTTCTACCAACGTTATGTTTTGGGGGAGTGGGTTGCTGCTGAGGGCCTTGTATATCCCATGTTCAGCCAGGAACGCCACGTTTTGACCTATGAGCCAGAAACAGAGGAGAATTTTTATATTTCCGCAGACTACGGCATACAAAACCCAAACGTATTTCTGCTGTGGCGAAAAGAAGCTGGTACAAAGCGCTGGATTTGCCTCAAAGAAGACTACTATTCTGGCAGAGACGAGCGGCACCAGTTGACTGACAGCGAGTTAGTGGACAGATTGGATATCATGACAGACGGGATAACCGTCAAGCGGGTGATTATCGACCCGTCCGCCTCGTCCATGAAAGCGGAGTTACACCGGCGCGGCTACCATACGCATAGCGCGGATAATGATGTGCTAAACGGTATTTCCAATGTTTGCTCCATGCTGGGGGCAGGGGATTTAGCATTCATGCCGTGCTGTGAGAATACCATAGCCGAGTTCGGGTCTTACTTATGGGACAGCGATGCCGTAAACAGCGGTAGAGACGCGCCACTCAAAGAATCAGACCACGCAATGGACGCAATCCGATATTTTGTGAATACCATGCAGTTGGTGAGAAAGTCTAACAGGAGGTGATCCGCCGAATTGAAGACATATCAAGACCTTATCGAGTGCGGCGAAGATGAAAACAAGCGGATCGCCTTTATTAAATCCGCTATTGCCGACCACAAGGGTAGCCCTCTATACAAAACGGCTGAATCCGCTAAAAAGTATTACGACGGCGAAAACCCCACGATCAACCAATATGAGAAAATTATTTACGATATACAAGGCCGTGCCCATGTAGATATGTACACGGCCAACCACAAGATTGCCAGCCGGTTTTTCGGTTTTGTGGTAGACCAAGCAAACAGCTACTTGCTGGGCAACGGGGTCACTTTCCAAAACAAGACCACAAAGAAAAAACTGGGACGCACTTTTGACCAGCAGGTTAGCCGTTTGGCAGAATATGCCATGATTGGAGGCGTGTCCTTTGGCTTTTGGAACATTGACCACGTAGAAGTTTTTGGAATCACGGAGTTTGTACCGTTGTATGACGAGTATAGCGGGGCCTTGATGTCTGGTATTCGGTTTTGTCAGATTGCGCCAGATAAACCACTTCGTTGTACATTGTACGAGTTGGACGGCTTTTCCAATTACATACAGACACAAGAGGAAGATTTACACGCTGAGGAACAAAAGCGGAAATACAAGCAGAAGTTTACTATCCGAAAATTGTATGGCTTAATTCTTGGAAAAGAATTTTTAGGTGGGGAAAACTATCCCAGATTTCCCATCGTGCCCCTAAAAAACAACCCAAATTGCAAGTCGGAGCTTTGCGGTAGGCGCAACACAATAGACGCACTTGATTTGGCATGTTCCAATATGATAAATAATGTAGATGAAGGGAATATTATTTATTGGGCGCTGACGAATTGTGGCGGCATGGATGAGTTTGACGCGGCGGAATTTATCAGGCGTGTAAAAACGACGCATGTTGTATGGAACGAGGGTGGAGACGATGGTTCAGCCGCAGAACCTCATACCATTGAAGCCCCTTATAATGGAACACAGACTGCCATCGATATGCTGGAAAAGAAGCTGTACCAAGATTTTCAAGCGTTTGACGCATCTGCTGTTACGGCGGGCAATCAGACTGCTACTGCAATAAAGGCCAGTTACGTGCCGCTGGATCTGAAAATGGACAAGTTCGAGCGGCAGGTGACAGATTTCATTAACGGAATCCTGACATTGGCCGGGATTGAAGATGAACCAACGTATACTAGAAACCAAATTGTCAATAAACAGGAGGAAATGCAGACGCTCCTTATGTTTGCCGAGTATGTGGATGATGAGTATATCACCACAAAGGGCCTCACGCTTTTGGGAGATGCCGATAGGGTGGAAGAGATTTTGAAGCGCAGGGCGGCGGAAGAGATAGGGCGGTTTGAAGGTGTGACAGAAGATGAAACCGGATGAAGCCCACCGACTGACCGACAAAGAGCTTGCCGCGTTGGAAAAGCGCATCGCTACCGTGTACAAAGAGGCGGCGGAGGAGCTTCAAAATACCATCGACACCTACTTTGAATCGTTCGCTAAGCGGGATGAAAAAGCAAAAGCGATGATTGGCACCATCGTGAACGGCAAAGTGTACACGGAGCAGGATTATAAGTTGTGGCGGCTGGCGCAGATTGGGCGCGGGAAAAGGTTTGAAGCGCTGCGTGACAAAATTGCAGACCGTATGAAAAATGCAAGTGACGTTTCTATGTCTTATCTCAATGATACTACACCTGGAATTTATAGCTTAAATAGAAACTATGCGGCATATACCATTGAGCAAATAGCTGGAAATGTAGGATTTACCTTATGGGATGAGCAAACAGTAAAACGTCTGATTGTGGAACAACCAGACCTTATGCCATATTATTCAAAGGCAAGAGCATTACAGCGTGGATTTGATATCGTAAAGTCAAAGAGAAAAATCACTGCTCAAGTCACCAGCGCCATTCTCCAGGGAGAGAGCATAAAGCATATAGCAGACAGGCTCCAAAAACATATTCCGGATATGAATCGTGACAGCGCTATCCGTTCCGCAAGGACAGCCGTCACAAGTGCCCAAAATGCTGGCAGGCAAGATTCCTTTGAGGCGGCGGCAAAAATGGGCATAAAAGTCCGAAAACGTTGGATTGCTACAAAAGACGGCCGTACACGCCATGCACACGGCGAAGCAGATGGGCAAACTGTGGATTACGACCAGCCCTTTGAAGTTGGCGGTGAAGATATGATGTATCCCGGTGACCCAAGAGGCAGCGGCTGGAATGTCTATAATTGCAGATGCACTATGCGTACTGTAGAGAAAGAGGGCATAGAAGCCGAACCGCGTATGATGCGTGTGCGAGACCCGAAAACGGGCCGCAATGTGCTGGTAAAAGAAATGACCTATTCCGAGTGGAAACGATGGAAGGAGGCGCAAAGTGGAGATTGAAATTATTGACAACACTCCAAAAGTTAAGGAGGCGTTTGAAACGGCTGTTTTACGGGCCTTAGAGCGCTGTGGTAGTCAGGCAGAGGGCTATGCAAAAGATTTGTGCCCAGTTGATACGGGCAATCTGCGTAACAGTATCACACATCAAGTCCAGCCCAGCGAAGAAGCAGTATATATCGGATCCGATGTGGAGTATGCGGTTTATGTTGAATTGGGCACTGGTAAGGACTACCCTGGCGGCAGGCAAACCCCATGGAAGTATCAAGATGCACACGGCAATTGGCATCTCACCAACGGCCAACGCGCCCAGCCCTATTTGAAGCCTGCTGTGGCTGACCACGTCCAAACTTACCGCAATATTATAGAGGATGAGTTAAAGAATGGATAAGCGTATATTGAGCGAATCACACATCAATACCATCGAACGCGTTTTGGAAAAGGGAGATAGGGTAGAGCTTATACCCTTAAAGGACAGATTAAGCGTAAAGAGGATACGCAGGGAAGAAGTAAAAATTGAAAAAAGCACCTGCAAATAAGCGTTTTTGCAGAAGGGCCGAGCGTGGTCATTCATTCCAGAAATGGAGTGAGTGGTCACGCTTTTTCATTTGGTAAAACCCGCATTTACGGATTTTATAAAACATTCTTAGGGCAGCACCCGTAACAGCGAGAAAGGAATGTGCATTATGGCAGATTTTGAAAGTATCATCAAGAAACACGCCGCAGAGGACGGCAGTATTTCCGCCGACGCTATCGCCAAGTTGGCTAAGGCTATCAGCACCGCCGTGGGCAACGAGTTTGTGGAGAAACAGCGCTATAAGGACAAGCTCGATGAAATCGAAATGCTTAAGACGGACAAGCAGACCGCCGAGGACAACGCAACGACCGCTGGCAAGTGGAAAGACAAGTATGACGCCCTCAAAAAGGACTTTGACACCTACAAAGGCCAGCAGGCCGCCAAAGAGGCCAAAGCGGCGAAAGAGTCCGCTGTCCGGGCCTACTACCAGAGCAAGGGCATCACTGACAAAGCGCTAGAAATAGCCATGCGCGGCAGTGGGGCCGAGGTGGAGGCTCTGGAGTTGGGCGAGGACGGCAAGATTACCGATACAAAGGCGTTAGATGCACTCATAGCCGGAGATTTTGCTGGTTTGGTAGGCACTACGACTATAGAGGGCGCTCACACAGCTACGCCGCCTGCCAATACGGGCGGCGGAAACATGACAAAGGCGGATATCTATAAAAAAGACGAAAAGGGCCGTTATATGATGTCCGCCGCAGAGCGTCAAAAGGCGCTCATAGACAATCATATTTTGTGAAAGGAATGAGATAAATGGCTGCTACCAAAGTAGAAACTTTGACTAATCCTCGCGATTCACTACCGAATGTCTACACAAACGTTACGGCACGCGAAGTCGATTTTGTGACACGCTTTACGGACAACTGGGACGCGCTACGTACCATTTTGGGCATCATGCGCCCTATTCGCAAGGCACCTGGCACTCAGTTGGTTTCCTATTCCGCGTCTGTTGCGCTGGAGAGTGGAGACGTTGGCCCCGGAAATGTTATTCCGTATAGCAAAGCTACAATCACCAAAAAGGCATACGAAAATCTGTCTATCAAAAAGTACGCTGCCGCTGTTCCTATCGAGGACGTAGACAAGTACGGCGCGGAAATTTCCATCGAAAAAAGCGATGATGCGTTTCTCACCGAACTGCAGAATATCGTGCTTGGCGATTTTTACCGTTTCCTGAATACCGGGACGCTTACCGCAGCCGCTGATACTTGGCAGATGGCACTTGCAAAGGCACAGGGCGAAGTACTCAATAAATTTGCCTCAATGCGGAAGAATGTGACCAGCATCGTCGGTTTTGCGAACATCCTTGACGCTTACGACTATCTGGGAACGGCTGGGATTACTACTCAGATGAATTTTGGGTTGACCTACATCCAGAATTTCATGGGCTATTCCACGCTGTTCCTCCTCCCCGAAAAGCTCGGGAAAAACAGTAAGGGAGAAGATATCCCCGGTGTCGCACCCGGGAAAGTATTGGCCACGCCTTCAGAAAATATCGACCTGTACTACATAGACCCCGGTGACAGCGAGTTTGCACGGCTTGGTCTCAACTACACTACGCAGGGCGAGACCAATCTGATCGGCTTCCACGCGCAAGGGAACTACAGCACCGCAGTGGGCGAGACATACGCCATCATGGGAATGAAGCTGTGGGCCGAATACCTGGACGGCATTGCCGTTGTAACGGTTAATAGTGCCGCTGGCGCTTCTGTACAGCCTGCCTCTGTCAAAGCCGCTGCAAAATAAAAGAGGAGAAGCGAAATGCTTGAAAATGTTCTGCGGCATCTCAACAACTGGTTCTTGCTTCCCGGAGGCATCCACCCCGGCATCTACACTATAGAAGGGGGCAGTCTCACGCTGCCCTTCCTCCAAGATGGCCAGTATTTCCGCATAATTGGCAGTATTTTCAATGACGGCCTGCATAGATACGGCCCGGATATGACAGCTTTGCAAGATGAGCGGTTTGACGGTGCCGTATGGGCGCTGGCGGTACCAAACACTGTAGTAGAGTTGGCAGGAGAGATCGCTGCGTGGCAGGAGAAGTACAAGGAAACCCTGGAAAGCCCTTATACCAGCGAAAGCTTTGGCGGGTATTCTTACACTAAGGCAGGCGGAGCAACAGAAAGCAGCGGCTCCGGCGGCTGGCAGGCGGTTTTTCGGGCACAGTTGAATCCTTACAGAAAGCTGAGGTAACTACATGAGCCTTTTAGATTCTTTCTATAAGAAATACACCATCATGAACGAAACCACCGTGGACGACCCGGAGGGCGGCTGGGTAACGGGCTGGGCGCCTGGGGCTACTGTAGAAATGGCCTTGGATGACCCCAGCCAGACCCAGCGCATGATTGCCCAAGCGCAAAAAATACAAGTCATACAAAATGCGCTTTTCCCTATTGGCACACCGGTAAAATTGGGAACCTACCTGCGAAACGTAGAGGATGAAAGTTCCGTTTACTTGGTGCAAAGCAAGCCAGTAGAGGCTCCGGGGCCATCTGGCATCAAGGTGCTGAAAGCGGAGGTTATTGAAACGAGGCTGCCGACATGACAAAGGAAGCGGCTCTGAAGCAGTTTTTTTCCAGCTTTGGCATTGCGGCCTACCCGTCTACAGCGGTTCCAAAAGACGTGGTTTTCCCTTATCTGACCTATGAGGTTATCACCTCTGATTGGGGCGGTGAGCCAGTGGGACTGACCGTCAACCTCTGGTACTACACCACGCAGGAGGGCCCGCCCAACGCAAAAGCGAGGGAGCTTTCTAAGGCTATTGGCATGGGAGGGAAGCTTCTGCCGTGCGATGGGGGCTATATCTGGCTCAAACGCGGATCCCCGTGGTGCCAGAGCATCAGCGACGAAACCAGTATAAACATCAAGCGGCGCTATATAAACGTGACCGCTGAATATCTTACAGAAAATTGAAAGGAATGATAAAATGCCGAACTTTACGCAAATTCCGAAAAATGCCTTTGATGAATTGCAGTTAGACGCTGGCGTTCTGCTGCGGGCGTTCGACCTGGAAGCAGGCGAGTTCAAAAACGAAGATATTATTTGTGCCACGACTGGCGGTATTTCCATCGCCTGCACCCCTACATACTCAGACTTCGCCGAAGACGTAGATAACGCCCCCAATAATCTGATGGAGTTCAAACACCTTGATGGATGGGATTGCAGTATGAGCACCACCGGCCTGGGGACTTCTCCCGAATCCATCCGGCTGGGCCTGGGCGCGGCGGACATCGACGAGACGACAGGGGCAATTATTCCCCGGCGTACGCTCAAGCAGACGGATTTTGCTGACCTGTGGTGGGGCGGTAACCGCGCTGACGGCGGCTTTGTGGCGGTGCAGTTGCTCAATGCCTTGTCTACTGGCGGGTATTCCTTGCAGACTACTAAAAACGGTAAGGGCCAAGTCAGCTTGGAGTTTACAGGCCATGTGTCTCTTGCTGACCAGGACACCATGCCGATGAAATTCTACAGTATAGGTCCTAGTACAGCAGGCGGCGAACAGCCTGCCAGTACAGGAGGGGAGGATGAAGCTGTATGAGGCTTTCCGAATTTAAGGACGAAAAAGCCATCGCAGTAGTGGCAAAACTGCTGGGGCCTATCGGCGTGATAGCGAAAAACCAGAATAACATCGACGCAAAAGCAAACAACGGCTCTATGACAGATTTTGCCAGCGCCATGCTGCAAAACAACCCCAAGGAAATTATGGCCATGCTGGCAATTCTGGACGATAAAGACCCGGCAGAGTATCACTGTAACGCTGCAACGGTTCTTATGGATGTGTTCAATATGGTTTCTGACCCGGCTCTGCTGCAGCTTTTTGGCTTGCAGAGCAAGACGCAGCCTCCCTCTGGCTCTGCATCGGAGAATACAGAGGCCCAGAAGAAATAAATACTTTCGTATGCTACTGTGCAGCTAGGTTAAGACAGAACTTATTAGAAAAGTCCTACCGCGCCTATGTTACAGACTGCCTGCGCGGACTTTCTACGGGTGCTTCCGCACCTGCTAGGTGGGTGGATTTGATTGACCCGCCGCCCGAAGAAACCCGTACACCCGAAGAAATCATTGCACAAGTAAGACAGGCGTTAAAAGCCTGACCCTCAGCGTAAGCGTTCGCTGGGCAGGGCCGAGCGGGGCCATCCGAAAGGAGGTGGCCCCAAATGGATGTGTTCGACCTTGTGGCAAAAATCTCGCTGGATACCAGTGAATATGACAGCAAGCTTTCCAAAGCATCCAAAGATTTTAAAGGTTTTTCTTCTAACTTGAAATCTATGTCTTCTGGCTTAAAAGACTTGTTTTCTCCAGCTGTGAAAGGTTTCCAAGCTGTAGAGGGAGTGGGTCAACAGGCCGGGAACGTCATGAAAAAAGGAATGCAGGTCTTTGCGGCGGCATCCACAGCCGTTGCAGGATTTGGAGGTTCAGCAGTAAATGCAGGCATGAGTTTTGATGCCGCCATGTCCCAAGTAGCCGCTGTCAGCGGGGCCACAGGTTCCAGCTTTGATGCCTTGCGCAATAAAGCTATTGAAATGGGCGCAAAAACTCAGTTCAGCGCCAGTGAAGCCGCAGAAGCCATGAATTATATGGCTATGGCAGGCTGGAAAGACCAGGATATGCTAAGCGGCATATCTGGCATTATGGATTTGGCGGCGGCGTCTGGCGAGGATTTAGCCACTACCTCCGACATTGTGACCGATGCCCTGACTGCCTTTGGTCTAAAAGCCAGTGACAGCGGACACTTTGCGGACATACTGGCATCGGCTTCTTCCAATGCTAACACAAATGTTGGAATGATGGGAGAAACCTTTAAGTACGTTGCGCCGCTGGCTGGTGCTATGGGGTATTCGGCAGAAGACACAGCCCTTGCAATCGGGTTAATGGCTAATTCTGGTATAAAAGCTTCGCAAGCTGGCACTTCTTTGCGTTCTATTATGACCCGGCTTGCAAAGCCTACAAAAGAATCTGGCTCGGCTATGGATGCACTGGGCATTTCTATAACCAATAGTGACGGTAGCATGAAATCGTTAAATACAATAATTGGTGACCTTCGTACCGCTTTCTCGGGCCTGTCCGAAGAAGAAAAGGCCACTTACGCCGCTATGCTGGGAGGTCAAGAGGCCATGTCTGGCCTTCTGGCTATTGTCAATGCTGCGCCAGAAGATGTAGAAAAGCTGACTGGAGCACTGGAAGATTGTAATGGCGCGTCCGAAAAAATGGCGGCAACCATGATGGACAACCTTGCCGGCGACGTGAAACTGTTTAAAAGTGCTCTGGAAAGTCTACAAATCACAGTTTCGGATGCGCTGAATCCCATGCTGCGGCAGTTTGCCCAATTTGGCACAAATGCTATGGAAAAGCTAACAATGGGATTCCAGAACGGCGGCGTAAACGGCTTCTTTACAGAATTAAGCACTATAGTCACAAACGGCATCCTCCTTCTGTCAAAGGAAGCCTCCAAGTTTGCTGAAGTCAGTTTGAAATTTGTGGAGTCCCTGGCAACTGGTATACTCAATGCTCGGGATCAGATAGTGAAATCAGCACAAACCATCATTAGTACCCTTATTGATGGGGTAGATGCTTACATAAGTGGACACGCCCACCAAATGATTTCCTTCGGCCTGAAAATGGTGGAGACGATATTTGAAGGGTTCAGCCGGGCCGGAAGCGTCATATCCAAACATATAGGGCAGTTTATCCCACTGATTGCAGAAGCTTTTTTGAGCTATCACGAAGCATTGTTTACAGTGGGCATTGAGATACTTGGTGCAATAGGCAAGGGGCTTGTTGAGAATAAGGACAAGCTGCAAAGTATGGCCTCCGAAACCATTCAAAATATGGCGAGATATTTGCGTGATAATGCGTCGGATATCATAGATGGCGGCATAGCACTCTTAGAAGCACTTACAGGAGCCATAGTAGACAATTTGCCACTTATCATGGAGACAGGCGCACAAATCATTGGGAAACTGGTAGAGGGGATAACAGATTCCGTGCCAGCGTTTGCCGGAGCTATTGGCCTCCTTTTGCCTCACATTGGGAACATAATCAGCAAGATAGGCGATATCAAAGGCATTGTTTCAAAAGTAATAGGATTTATTGGCGGCGGCGAAGGCATACCTAAAATCATGGGTATAGGCAGGTCGCTGATGAGCGGAATAAAAGGGCTTTTTAGCTTGGTAACTTCCCACCCTATCATCGCTGTCATAACTGCTATTGTAGGCGGCTTGATGTGGCTCTGGAACACCAACGAGGATTTCCGCAATGCCGTAAAGGGTATATGGGATGCAATCGTTGGATTCTTCAAAAACGCGGGCAAAGCCATACAGAACGCTTGGGAGGGCATTGTCGATTTCTTCCAGGGCGTTTGGGACGGGATTGTAAATGTATTCCAGAATGTAGGCCAGTGGTTCTCCGATGTGTTTTCAGGCGCATGGGAAGCCGTGAAGAATGCATGGACAAGTGTTACTGAATTCTTCCAGGGAATATGGGATGCAATAACAGGCGTGTTTTCTGGAATTGCAGAATTCTTTGGGAACCTATTTGGCGGCGCTTGGGGAAAGGTTCAAGAGGTTACTTCTACCGCTTGGGACGGCATCACTACTTTCCTCGGCGACGTATGGGATGGCATCAAAACCACGGCTGGAAATGTGTTCGATAAAGTGACAACTAGTATCAGCAAGGCATGGGAACACGTCAAAGAAGCTAGTGAAACTGTATGGGATGGCATCACTACTTTCCTCGGTGACACATGGGAGGGCATTAAAACCACTGCGGGAAATATATTCGACAACGTGAAAAATGGTATCGGCAAGGCATGGGAGCATGTGGAGGAAGCCAGCCATACCATATGGGACGGCCTTTCGGGCTGGCTTGGCGACAAGTGGGGTGAGATTGACGGCAAAAACAAGGAAAGCTTTGAAAATATCCGTGTGAGGATTGGCAATACATGGTTTGATTCAGAGATGCTCACCAAAAAAACTTGGGGCGAGTTACTACAATATACCATGAATACTTGGAGATCGATGGAGCAGATATCGGAGGAAAAATTCAAAGGAATTTACAACCAAGTACATAAAAATTGGGAAGCCGCAGATGAAGACAGCAAGAAGACTTGGAGCGGTATAGAAACTGTTCTCAACGGCACATGGGCTGGCTTGGAAGCCACCTCTGAAATCCGTTTCGATGCCATGAAAACCAACGTAGAAACGGCGTGGAAGGAAGCTAATACCGCCACAAATACCGAATGGAGCACCCTGGTGGACACCGTAGGCAATAAGGCATTTGAAGCCCTTACCGCCGTTGGGGACAATTTCGGCCAGATGAAAGGCACGGTGACGGACAAATTGAGAGAAGCCCGTGCCGCCGCTAAAGGCGTGGATTTTTCCAGCGTGGGCAGCGCCATAGTTGACGGTATGAGAGCGGGCGTGAATGAAAGGGCAAAAGAGTTGGCAAATTCTGTTGTCAACGCTGCATTTATGGCATTAAACGCTGCAAAAAAAAATCTTGGCATCAATTCGCCATCAAAGGTGTTCCGCGACATTATCGGCGTCGGCATCGGCGAGGGAATGGCTGTCGGCGTGGACAAGAGCCAGAGCATGGTAATCAAATCCATCTATAACATGAGTGACAGCATCCAACACGCCTTTGACAGCTCGTTTAATATGCCTGCTATGGATTTCTCTCCTGTTTCTTTGGGTGCTTTCAACGCCACACCTACACGCAATAACAGTTATGGCGGTGAATTTACCAAAGCAGGGGACACGATTGTGAATATTTATTCCCCCAAAGCCGTGGATGCCATAGAAGCCGATCGCTTGTTCAGAAAATCCGCCCAGCAGATGGCAATGGGATTCTAGGAGGGCGCTATGATAGAGGAAATTACCATCACGTCACTGTCTGGCCGGGGCACAATCAAAATGAAAGACCGTGACTACAAGGAACACTGGCTAGGCCCGGTAGACTGGGGGCAGGTAAGCGGCACGCACCAGACCTATAACTATTACAACCAGATTGGAGAAGATATTGTTTCCACCACTGTGGGGAGCCGTTCCTTATCTATAACTGGCTGGGTAGTAGAGGACAAAGAGGGCGGCTTGCAGTCCCGCTGCGACTTTCTTAACTCTTTTATCTCCCCAGTAGAAGATTACTCTCTGGAATACAAGGGCAAAAAGATCCAATTCCGCCCCGACAAATCCATCATTTACAGCCCGGAATACATGAAGAACAACGAAAAGGTACGGCGCTTTTTGATTCAAGCCACGTGTCCATACCCACTCTTTACGGACAAGCAGGATTCCGTTTCCGCATTTGATTCCACTGGCAAACTATTCCATTTCCCGCAGAATTTCGGGCGGCTGGCCCCAGTAGTATTCGGCTCGCAGAAAAAGACCTATAGTGTAGAGGTAAACAACTCTGGCGGCTTCCAAACTGGTATGATTATCAAAATGCGGTTCTCTGGTGAAGTCCAGAACCCCCGCGTGAAGAATCTTACCACGGATGGGATGATAGGGGTAAAACGCACCTTTGCCAGAGGGGAATCCCTTGAAATCTCCACGCTTCCCGGCAAAAAGGGCATGACCCTCATCGCAGCCGACGGAAAGCGGCAGAATATGATGCGTTACCGCGATATCGGCACCACATGGACGAAGATGCTTTTAGCACCGGGCCGCAATCTGCTGGCGGTGGATTGCGACGACCTTGACCAACGCGACGCCATGACCGTAAGCGTGTTTTACACCCCGCTGTACTTGGAGGTGCAATAAAAAAGGGTGGATGTTCCCACCCACCCCTGCTACTCAACTGCCTTGCCGCTCATAATGTCGAAATGCCGTCGGTATCGTTTGGGAATGCGTAACTCAACAAAATACCCTACTTCCGCCAACGCTTGGGAAATATAACGGAAGCCGTCTTTGTAAAATTCGGCGATGCGCTTTTGCTTGTCCGTTATGCCACAGTAATTCTGTGGGCAGACGAAAGTCCAATCGGCAGCGGCGTTATCAAACACCACCCGGAAGTATTTGTCTATTTCAGTTTCCCGTATCCCTACCTGCGCTAAAAGCGTGTGGTGCTCAAAGGTTTCGATTGCCGGGGCTATGATGGCTCGTTTCCCGTCAAAACCCACTAGCAGAATCATAGTTTCGTCGGTGCCATAATATTTTTCCACTTCTGCCCGGTCAGGGTAATAGGTCAGTTCCATATGCGGCGCTCCTACTCTTTGTTTTTTATAGTATATCGCAAACGTAAGCCAAAAGCAAGCCGGGAGGTTTAAGAATGCTGGACATCAAAATGGAAGTCTATACGCCAGGGCTGGAACTGCTGGGGCTCTTAGAAGTGTTCAGCGCGTTCCAGTACGAGGAAAAGGCGTTTACTGCCGGTACTTTCCTTGTGGATTCCCCCTTGACGGAAGAATCCCGCGAAATGCTGGCAGCGGAAAATATCATCTGGTTCAGCGAGGGCGTTGCTGGCATTATCGAGAGCATAGAGGAACAGACCGGGCAGGATGGCGACAGCCTCTTGGTAAAGGGGCGGCTGTTGACGGGCATTCTTGACCGCAGGATTCTTTGGGGCCGCTACGACTTATACGGCAAACCTGCCGCGCTCATGCACAGGCTGGTGGAGGATTGCGCCATAAACCCCACTAGGGGCAACGTGGAAGCCCGCAAAATCCCTAACTTGACTATGGCCCCGGCTCCCGAAGAATCCGGCTCCAGCATTCGTAAGCAAAAGACAGGGGGCAGTCTCCTTGATACGCTGGGCGCATTAGGCGAGGCCAACAGCGTGGCATTTTCCGTCGATTTCGACCCCGCCGCCCTGCAAATGCAGTTCCGAACGCGCTTGGGGGTAAACCGCACTGTAAACCAGACGGTAAACGAACCAGTCTTTTTCAGCACCGAGCTCGATGATGTACTCAGCAGCGAGTACAACTACAATTCGGCCCCTTACCGCAATGTGGCTCTGGTAGCCGGGGAGGGCGAGGGCGCTGACCGCATATTCGTCACCGTGACAGGCGACTTCCAAAACGAGCCTGTCACCGCTGTGGATTTCCTCCCCAGCGGCGAGGAAGTAGCCATGCACACCGCCGATGGCCGCAAATTCACCGCCCGCGCCGTCTCGGTAGAGACAGACCCCTACATAAGCGCCTACACCGGGCCGCAGATTGATGAAGCCATAGGCAAGGCGCTCAGCGGCGGGGGAGGGGGCACCACCGCTGGCGTGCAGAGCTTCAATGGCCGCACGGGCGCTGTTGTGCCGCAATCTGGCGACTACACCGCCGCAATGGTCGGCGCGGCTACGCTTGCACAGGTAAACGCCGCCATCCAGTCCGCAGTCCTAGACAGTTGGGAGGGAACCTATTGAGCACTCAAGAAGAACGCTTTGCCCAGATAGCCGCCGCCATACGCGAAAAAGACGGCTCCACCGAGCCTATCAAGGCCCTTGATTTTGCCGCCAGGATTCTAGCTATTCCCACGGGTGGCGGGGCCGCTGCGGGCTTTGCCGTGCCCCTTGTGGTCACAGTGGATACAAGCGCAGAAGTGACCGCCGTAAATGGCGACATCACCGTAAGCGGCACCACAGACGCAGACAACATAGCCCGGCTGATTTTAACTGCACCGGGTATCTGGACGGTTACGGCAAAACAGGGTGACAAAGAAAAGTCGGAAGAGATTGAAGTTATTGACGGGTATGCATCGCTGATTTCACTTCTCGGAAGATTGCCTGCTGGGTATACAGAGTTGGAGTATATTCACTGGGAGGGGAATTGTACATCTTTTGAACTTTTAGAAACTGTTAATTGTTATACGGACAAACTTCTGCTTGTAATTTATCCGGAAAGCTATGGTACATCAAGTCAATACCTAATGGCGTTTTTGACTGCTGTAGGTTCAACTAATTATTTCATAAGTTTGTCAGCAAACACTAATGGTAACTTGCGCTATTCGGTAAATAAGACAGCAAGTGTCGAATCTACAGTTCCTATTATAAATGTTTTGCTTACATGCGATTTGGACTTTAAATCCAATACGTATACAGTAAATGGCACAACGCTTTCAGGAGTGCGCGCGAATAGAAATTTGGGAAATGGATACAAAAACTTAGGATGCCGCTCCTTATCAACAAGTTTTTCGGCAAAAGCAAAATTTTATCATCTCACACATTATAGAGATGGAGAAATTATCCACGAGTATGTCCCTTGCATGAATTCTGATGGAGTATGCGGCATTTTTGATGTGAATACAGAAACTTTCATTAAAAATACTCATCCCACTCCAACAGCCGTCACCACGGGCCCGGCGGTATAAAAAGCAAAACCGCCCCGAAAATGGGGCGGCAAAGGAGATGATTTCAATAGTGTTGTGGCTTGTAATTCCTATATCAACTGTCTGCTTTTGCTGTTTGGTTATTGTTTGGCTTAATTTATCAAAAAAAAGAAAGTTGGACAAATCGTCGACAGAACCTTACTCAGATCCTTTTTCTGTTTCAGAATATTATAAAAGAATTGAGAGAACTTGGTTAGAATTTTTAAGCGAACAAGAATGCGTAGAAAAATACACTCTTGTTCTATGGGTGGGGCTTGATGGGTTACGTTTAAACGATGACGGAACAATGGAGTGGATAAAAAGAGATATGTATGGACAAACAAAGCCGCGAGAAATCTCACTCGCTAATGAGCAATCTTATGTGCCATGTTTTTCAAATCTACAAAATACTATCATGAGTTTGCAAGAACAAAAACAAGCGCTTCTATTTAGAGAGGCTCAAAATCTTCAATGGCAAAACTTAATAAACTCGCTACAGTTCACACCACCGATGTCCCCGTACATACAAAGTGCGCCTTATTATGACAATTTGCTTGTACAATGTTGTTGTAACTATAAGATTTAAGCGTAAGGAGGCACACACATGGCAAAAACACCCACCGGACTAAACCGCCGGGAACTCTTTATAGACGCCCGCGACCTGCAAAGAGGGCAGGAGGGCGGGGAACAGTTGACCCAAGAAGAATACGCGGGGGTGCTGACCACCCGTGGGCTGGAAAAGCTGGCGGAGAACCAGTTGGTGCGGAGCTTTACGGCGCAGGTGCGCACGCGGGAGGCCACCTATGAATACGGCAAGGACTTCTTTCTAGGCGACCGCATCACGGTAACGGATGAGCGGCTGGGGCTGACGGTGGATGCGCAGGTGATGGCGGCGCAGTATTCGGTCAGTGCCGAGGGCGAGAGGCTTACGCTGACTTTAGGCTACAGCCAGCCGACAGTATATGAAAAATTAGCAAGAAAGGCGGATGCATAATGGCGGTATACGATGGCTTTTTCGATTTCGACCAAGAGGTGCTGGAATCTAACGGCACTTATGACAGGGAATACAACGCGGCAGATTTCACTGGCTTTTTCGAGCCGACTATTGGCAGCGGCGTGTACGTGGGAAAAGACCCGGACAGCATGAAAGTCACCTATGCGGAGGGTGCCGCGCACATCGCGCCGGGGTACTTGTTTTTGCAAGGCTACTGGCTGAAAAATACCGAGGATTACACCATCCCGCTGGCTGCGGCGGGGACTTACGCCATCGCGGCACACTTAGACCTGAGCCGCCGCATAATCGAACTGGCAGCGCTCCCCCAAGCCGACACCTACCCCGACAGTCTCATCCTTGCTCTCATAGACGGAGCCGAAGTCACCGACACCCGCGCCGACCCGGCTCTGTGCGGGCTCATTGATTCGGCAGGGAACACGGCCAGCAAAGCGGCCTACGCGGTAGAGTACATCGACAACGAACTGGAGGCCCGTCTGGCGCAGGCCGAAGCGGATATAGCGGCGCAGTCGGCGGCAATGGACGCGAAGATCGCCGAGGTAGGCGACCAGCTTTCCAAACTGGCCCCGCCGCCCATCGGCACGGTGAAATTCACCGCCAGCCAGAATGTCGATGCCGACTGGCTCCCCTGCGACGGGCGGTTTATAAATCAAGCCGACTACCCCGAACTGGTCGCGGCTCTGGGCAAGCTCACCCCCAGCGCCGATAAATTCAAGCTCCTTTCGGACGGCGAAGTACCCCAGCAAATCAGCAACGGCGTACTCTACGCGGGCCGTATGTGGGTCTATTCCTATTCGTCCGCAAAGCTTTACGGCATCGATGTGGAAGGGGGAGAGCCTATAAAAGAGGTCGCCCTCACCAGCACAGATGCTAACTTTAAGGATTTCATAATACCCTCAACAGAACGCCCGTTAGCACTATCTATCGTACCTCATATAGATACCCCTGGAGCAAAGTTATTTCTGGCACAGATTATAGCGGACGGTGAAATATCATCTTTTGACAAAAGTGAGAATGAGGTACAAACAAAAAGTTGTTTTATAATATTTGGCTCAGAATTCGATGGAACACAATCAAGTTTGACCATGGAAAGCCCGTTCTCAAGTATAGAGGTGTATGCGGGTACAGATACATATGGCAAAGCAAACTATAATTATATCTATATAGATTCTGCATTAGCGGTACCATATGTTGTTTCAAAATCTGAATCTGGAACAGAAAAATACTATTGTGCAGTTGGACAAAACAAATGGACTGGCTCTTCAGGATTGCCCTATTACGGAGGGGTTACATGGAGTGATGGTGATGAAGAAGCAAAGCGATTCGAAATTGGAGAAGGTATATATACAGGGGATACTTTTAACAATCAAAGATTTTCTTGCGCAACGAAAAATAAAGGCGATGCTGTAACTGTAAAATTTTCTTACGACAGTACGACTGTAAGAAAATATTATTCTATCGCATCATCCCCAAATCTTTTATACTCTGGGGGAGGCAAAATAACAAATACGGTAGAAGAATATCGTCAAACTAAACTACCAATTTCGATTGTTGGGGCTGATAAAGTTGTTTTTTCGTTTGATAGTGATATTATTCCTTGGGCTTCTATTACAGATATCAAAGTTGGCAGTTTCAACCCGAAAATTCATCTTCCAACTACCGCGCGGGTATTCGTGGACGCCGCCGCATACCTGTGGGGCAAAGCCATTTATATGTTCTTTGTAGGCACGGGCATCATCTTCTCGCGGACGCTGGAAGAGGGGTCTTTTGGGTACCTGGACACGACAGCGGTATTAGGGACAATAACGCAGTTTGGGTATCTGGATTATTCGCAGGACGAGGGCACGTTGTACCTGTTGGGGCAGGACACCACGAACAAAGTGAAGCTTGCAAAGGTGGTGCTGAACACATTGTACGACTATGCCAATGACGGCGCATGGCTGCCGCAGATTGCCAGCGACGGGGTACCGGCGTACATCAAGGCTGTCGTAACGGAGATACCATCAGGGGATAGGGAAGTAACTATTTCCGTATCATCGAACACCAATATATTCCCCGATTATTTCGGTATTCTTTTCAATGGAAGCAGGGTCGCTACAGGTAAAACGTACACGCGGGTTATTCCAGTAGGAACTGAAACGTTTACAGTTGGTTTGGAAAAAACAGATGAGACATCTAATACAACGGCTTCTTTATATGTGGATGGCTCACAGCTAATCAATATGCCGGCTGGTGCAGAAGTGGGAACGATAAGGACACTTACTTTACGTTGGGAAGACTATTCGGACACGATAGAGCTAAAGGGCGAGACTTGATAATTTCAGGAGGCAAACTATGGCATTAACATATGGCTTTTGCCTGGGCCCCGAAAACACGATGTACACGTCGGCAGAGTTTGCCGAGGCGTTTTCCCGGGTGTTTGGCGATGGGGTTTGCGACTGGGGCAGCGTCTTTGAGGCCACGGCAGAGGGCTTGCAGTTGACGGTGGGCACGGGTTTCGGGCTGACGGCGGGGTACTGGGTGAAAAACGACGAGCCATTAACTTTGACGGTGCCCCCGGCCTACAACCACGCCGACCGCACGGACTTTTTAGTGCTCCAAGCCGACTTGCCCGCGCGGAAAGCGCGTTTGACATTGATAGAGAACGCTGACCCGGCAGACCTTCCCGCCGAGCCCCACACAGTACCGCTCTGGCAAGTCTACGTCAAGCGCGGTGCGACGAACCTCCTGCCCGGTGATTTGACAGACCTGCGCATACAGATCCCGCCGCTGTCGTCCATTTCAGCAGATGCCCTGCGCGCCTATGATTTTGTTACTGGCGGCATTGACCGGGAAGTAGAGCGCATCTTAAGCCTGGGCCAGCAGGTAGTGGACAAGGGCACCGCCGCCATAGAGCAAATCGATGCAGTAATTGAAAGTAAAAACGCTGGCCCCGGCCTGGGCGAGCTTCAAACCGCCCACGACCATCCCGCGCCCATAGCCCAATGGCTTCTCTGCGACGGAAGCCCCGTGCCTGAGACATTCCCCGCACTGTCGGCGATTTTAGACGGCACGCTGCCCCATATTGACCCCATAGACCCACGGTTCCCTACGTATATCTTTGCTGGAGAACCGCAACAGGAGGTGTAAAATGTTTATTCTCTATGCAGGCAAGACGCAACTCACCATCCGTCAGAAAGAGCCGGTGACCAGCGGCTCGGTAAACGTGTACCAGGTACAGTTTGAGTTTTCCCCAGACTGGTTAGGACTGTCCAAGACTGCCGTTTTCAAGGCAGGCAGCGAGACCTTTTCCATCCTGCTTACCGAGCCAGAGTGCAATATCCCATGGGAAGTACTTGTCTCGCCCGGCAGGACGCTCTACGCAGGCGTATACGGGACGCAGGGAGGGGAACTGGTACTGCCAACGATTTGGGCCAGTCTCGGCGAAATACTGGAGGGTGCCGCGCCCGGTGAAACTGCCCGTGACCCCACGCCCGGCGTGTACGAGCAGATTACTGCTGAACTGGCTGAGAAAGCCACTCGCATGGAATACACAGATACGGGGGAGTTAGGACTTTATGCTCAAAACAAGCTATTGAGCAGTGTTCTTGTCTCTGGAGGTGGGGGAGGCGGTACGCAAGGCCCGCCAGGACCAAAAGGCGATAAGGGCGATCCCGGCCCACAGGGCCCTCCTGGTGAGCAAGGGCCAGTAGGGCCACAGGGGCCTCAAGGCGAAATTGGCCCGGAAGGGCCGCAAGGCCCACAGGGAGAAATAGGCCCAGAAGGCCCTACAGGACCGCAAGGGCCTAAAGGTGAACGGGGAACAGGTGTAGACATTAAAAGTGTCAAACAGGCCGAATACGATAAACTGACAGAAGAAGAACGTAAGGGTCTGATTATCATAACGGATTCTCCCGGCCCATCCTTTGAGGGATATACGTACTCCACGGAAGAACAAAGAATCGGTACTTGGATTGATGGGAAACCATATTATAGAAAGTATATTACAGTTACACCTACGGTATTAAATGCGTGGAATACTATTCCAAATCTTCCAGAGGTTGATACACTTATAAACGCATTTGGGACTTGTGGTGATTCCACAAGCTCCCCACCCAGACGTTTATATTTTCCAAATCCAACTATGTACCTTGGTTTCCCCAACCCTTCAACGGGTTCCCTAGGGATTTTCCCGACAGGACATAATGTAGTTAATTTGCCTGTAACGTTACTTATAGAGTATACGAAAATTGACGATGAAAGCGAGGTTATTTGATGCCCAATATTGCCATGTATGACGGGATTCAGGTCATAGGCCCGCAGGGCAAATCCGCTTATGAAATAGCAGTTGATAATGGTTTTGCGGGTACTGAATCGGAATGGCTCGAAAGCCTGAAAGGCCCACCGGGGGAAAGCGTTTCCGCAGAAAATAACTACTCTCTGGAGGAACAGAGAATTGGGACGTGGATTGATGGGAAGCCAATCTATCGAATTACATCGAACATTGTATTAACATCGGTGAAGGACATTGTTACATTTGAGTTACCGTTTATTATAGATACCTTGGTATCGGCTTCTGGTACCGTCTTAATTTCAGAAATTGAAAGAGAATATTCACCAAACAGTCATTGCACCTACGGCGTATATAACGGGAAAATTTATATTTATGACACGAATGTTAATCGCCTTAATAAAACATATTCATGTATATTTACTTATACCAAAACAGAAAGCAGGGATTCCATATGAATCTTGCCATGTTTGACGAAAAGCAAGTCATCACCCTGCCCGGTAAATCGACCCGTAAAATTTACGCTTGAATACATCACACAGATTAAGGAGGCCACACAATGAAAATCAACTGGAAAGTACGCTTTGCAAACAAAAACTTCTGGCTCTCGCTCATCCCAGCGGCGCTGCTGCTGGTGCAGGCGGGGGCGGCAGTCTTCGGCTTCACTTTAGATTTCGGAGACCTCGGCAACCGTCTGTTGACGTTTGTCAACGCTGTATTTGCGGTTCTGGCGCTGCTGGGCGTCGTCAATGACCCCACAACCGCAGGAGTCAGCGACAGCGCCCGCGCCCTTACATACGAGCGCCCCAAGGAGGGCTAACCTATGGCGGACTGCATACAGAACTGCCCCGTAGCGGCCCGTGTGGACGCTTTAGACGGGCAGTTAGAGGAATACCAAACCCAGAACAGCGCTACGCACAAGGAGATATTTTCACGGCTCAACGTGTTGGAGCGTTCGGAGGCCGTGCAGGAAGTGCAATTCACGACCATTATGAGCAAGCTGGACAACCTTTCCAGCAAAATTGATACGATGGAGAAGAAGCCGGGTAAGCGGTGGGAATCCCTTGTAAGCGATGTTATCAAGTTGGTAGTGGCTGCGGTAGTTGGTTTTATTTTGGCCCGTATGGGGCTGGGGTGATTGACGAGCCGCCCTAAAAATGATATTCTTTATAGAGAGGAAGGATGTGCAGAAAACATGAAAACAAAGAAGCCCGAAATGGAAGAAAAGATAGACATCGGCACCCCGGAGACATTGGCGACGGAAATGTACCGGGAGTTGAAAAAGGCAAACAAATTCAAAGAAAGAATCATCGTTATACTGTGCGTGATTATCGGTATACTTATTGGCGCGATGTGCTTTCAAGGCTGGTATCATATCCACAAGTGGAGTGAATTCGACACAGTAGTGGTAGACACCGGCGAGGGCGGCGGCAATGCGAATTACGTGCAGGGCGATAACCAGGGAGGCATATTTAATGGCGAAGGTTACAGTCAGGCGCAGGAAAGCGAACAAGGGCAAGAGCAAGGGGACGCGGATAAAGCGTAAATAAAGGCGGGTGAGCCTTTGAATCTCAAGACAGAATTCACCCGTCCTGAATGCGAGTTTTTCCGTCAGCAATGCAACTTCACTGAGGAAGAGCGGGCAATATTTGATTTGCGTGTACAAGCCCACAGTTTGGTGGAGATCCAGCACAAGCTGCATATGTCCGAATCCACGGTAAACCGGCGGATACGCTCTATCAAACGGAAAATTTATAAAGTTATCTGACATTTTAGTGACAGAAAAGAGAGAGGAATCAGATAGGTTCCCTCTCTTTTTTTATGCGAAAATATGAACAAGGAGGACACGGAAAGCGGCAAAAGCCGCAGCAGCTGGCGCTGACTGCCAACAGGCGTTTCGTGCCCTCTATTCTAATTTTAGGTGATTTTATGGATACCGCAAAGAAGCCAGTAAAAGATCAAAAGCCCTGTACGTGCGGCGGCTGCGGCAAATGCAAAGACTGCCCGCATAAGAAAAAATGAGCTACGCCAGTTATAATCCCAACCCCCACCGAAAAAGCGTAGGGGACTGCACTGTAAGGGCTATATCAAAAGCCCTGGGCCAGAGTTGGGAGGAGACTTATACGGGCTTGTGCCTGCAAGGGTTCCTCTTATGCGATATGCCCAGCGCTAACCATGTCTGGGGAGCATATCTGCACCAGCACGGCTTTACCCGCCAACTCATCCCGGACACATGCCCTGACTGCTACACAGTAGCAGACTTTGCCGCTGACTACCCGGAGGGTACCTACATATTGGCTCTTTCTGGCCACGTGGTTTGCGTAGAAAATGGTGATTGGCATGACACATGGGACAGCGGTGGGGGAGTACCCTTGTATTTTTGGAGTAAGGAGCGATAGCTATGGCTTTTCCTAATTATCAGTACGGAGCATATCAGCCCGGTTTTTATACCCAGCCTATGCCCGACCAATTGGCACAATTACGTCAGAATCAAATGCAACCGCAAATGCCAGCCCAGATGCAGATGCCCGCACCGCAGCCCCAGACAGATGGTGGTATTATCTGGGTGCAGGGCGAGGCGGGCGCGAAAGCGTATTTGGTAGCACCTGGCAGCACTGTACAGCTTTGGGACAGTGAAAACCAGGTGATCTATCTGAAATCTGCGGATATGTCCGGCATGCCGTCTATGCGGATACTAGACTATACAGAGCGCAATACGGCTCAACCCAAACCAGCCGCGCCACAAATCGACCTGACGCAGTTTATCACGCGGGACGAGCTGGAAAACATTTTGGCGGAACGTCTCAAGAGGCCGTCCAAGGCCGCAAAACCAAAGGAGGAAACAGAAAATGGCTAATCCCCTGTACAACGCCCTAAGCGGGCAAAACAGTCCTCAAAGAGGCCCTATGGCATTCTTACAGCAATTCCCCCAGTTTATGCAGCAGATGCGGGGTAAAAATCCCTCTGAAATGGTACAGCAGCTTGTGGATTCTGGAAAAGTCAGCCAAGCCCAGCTCAACCAGGCCCAGCAAGTGGCAAAACAGCTTGAGGGCCCTATGAGCGGGTTTAAGTCCATGTTTGGGTTCAAGTAAGTACATTCTGTCTGGCCAGACAATGTAAATAAAAATTGAAAAAGGAGAAAAATATATGTCTCTTGGTAATGAAGGCGTGCCCTTCACCATGCCCGTAGAGCCCGCCGGTACTAATTCTGGCAACAGCAACGGCGGCTGGGGCGGCGATTGGGGTGCATGGATCATCCTCTTCCTCATCTTCGGTATGTTTGGCTGGGGCGGCTTTGGTGGTTTCGGTGGCTGGGGCAACAGTGCCGGGGCCCAGGGGGCCTTGACCCGTGCCGACCTGTGCAGCGAATTCAACTTCAATGGCCTGGAGAACGCCGTGCGCGGTATAAACCAGGGCCTGTGCGATGGTTTTTATGCCATGAACACCGCTATGCTTAACGGCTTCCACGGCGTAGACAATGCCATCTGTAACCTGGGCTTCACCACCCAGCAAGGCTTCAATGCTACGCAGGTAGCCATGATGCAAGAGCAGAATGCCCTCCAGGCGCAACTTGCCGATTGCTGCTGCACTACTCAGCGGGCCATTGACGGTGTGAACTACAACATGGCAACCAACACTTGCGCGTTGCAGAACACCATGAACAACAACACCCGCGACATCATCGACAATGCCAACGCCAACAGCCGGGCTATTCTGGATTATCTGTGCCAGGATAAGATCAGCACTCTCCAGAGCGAGAACCAGGCACTGCGTCTGGCAGCTTCTCAGTCTGTGCAGAATGCTACGCTTATGGCGGCTATGGATGCCAACAAGGCTGAAATCCTGCGTCGCACGGGCAGCGATTGCCCCACGCCCTGCTATGTGGTACAGCCTCCCCAGCCGGTCAATTTCCCGACTAACTGCTGCGGACAGGCCACCTATGGCACAGGCTGCTGCGCTTAAACGTACCTGTGTGATTTGAAATTGAATCAATACATCTATTTCGTGGAATCACGGAATTGTTCGGCCCCGTGCCGATAATGTAAAGCAAGCGGCGGGGGTAGTGTACCCTCGCCGTATTATTTCATGAAAGGAATGATTTCATGCCCGAATATACAAACGCCAATGTGCAGACCGTTGCTGTGGGCCAGAACGTACTTTTTACGGAAACGCCCGTCGGCTGTAACCGCGGTTACGTGATGCACCGGGAAGGGAGCGGCAACATTACCCTTCGGGGCATCACAAACCAGTGCAAGGCACGCTACAAGGTGAGCTTTGGCGCAAACATTGCCGTCCCCACTGGCGGGACTGCTGGGGCAATTTCTTTAGCCCTGGCTCTGGACGGCGAGCCGTTAAACAGTACTGTAGCCACTGTGACCCCAGCGGCAGTGGAGGAATATTTCAACGTCTATAATTCTGTATTCGTCGAGGTACCTCGCGGCTGCTGCACTACGATTGCAGTGGAAAACATAAGCACCCAGGCAATCAATGTGGCCAACCCCAATTTGATTGTGGAACGCGTGGCGTAGAAAGGAGAACATATCATGGATAAATTAAAGGATAAGCTGTGGAAGGAACTGGACGAAATCGCCCGCAAGCCCGAGATGAGTGCTGGCGATTTAGAAGCGGCCCACAAACTGACGGATACCATTAAGAACATCGACAAGATCTGTATGCTGGAGGAAGAGGGTGGCTATAGCGAAGCCATAGACGACGGCGATTATGGCCGTGGCTCCAGCTACGCCAACCGGGGCAAGCATTATGTGCGGGGCCACTACAGCCGTGACGGCGGTATGAGGCGCGGTTACTCCGGCCGCAGGGACGAACAAGGGCGCTACAGCCGCGATGACGGCCGCAGCGAGATGATGGAGCATCTGGAAATGGCCCTGGATTCTGCCACGGAGGAAGACCGCGAGGACATCCGCCGGTTCATGAGAAAACTCAAAAACGCCTGATAGGGAGGGGCAGTTATGTCCTTGCCAAATCTGAAAGAAATTGAGTGGGCTATATCGGAGCTGGAAAGCGAAGAAAGCTCAAAATCTGGTTACATCCTACTGGCAGCGCTCTACACCTGCCGCAATGAATTGTTAGGGGTACCTGCACAGCCTATGGCATATGCAGAAGCAGCAGAGCCGCCGCAAACGCTTAGGCAGTACGGAGACAGCGAGTTTTTGAACACCATAGTTGGTAAAGACCCTGCCGCCGCATGGGCTATCATGGATGACCTCATGGAAAGCTTGCGGGTAGTAAATCTCCGGGTGTACAACAGCGTCATGCGAAAAATTCAGAACTTGTAA